CATCAAGAAGGTGCCTATGGACAAGAGGGCCGACTATATCTGGAAGAATGTCTATGCCGCAGTGGCCCGCTACTGCATCACAGACTATACCAGTTTTGAGTCATCCTTCACCAAGAGGTTCATGAGGAACTGCGAAATGAAACTCTACAGGTACATGACGTGTAGGCTTCCTGGAGGCAAGAGTTGGTGTGACGCCATAGAGGAGACTCTGTGCGGCACCCAGAGACTCGCCGGGAAATACGTCACCTGTAAGACGGAGGCTGGAAGATGCTCTGGTGACATGTGTACTTCACTGGGCAATGGGTTTTCCAATGTGATGAAAATGCTTTTCGCTGCCGAGGAGGAAGGGTTGGGTGAGATGTTTGGTGTGTTTGAGGGAGATGATGGTCTCTGCCGGTTTTCATCTGGCAGGGCGCCCGATGCCAGCTTCTTTTTGAGGCTGGGTTTTAGGGTTAAGATGGAGGTTGTGGAGACCTTGTCCCACGCGAGTTTCTGTGGTATGGTGTTCGATCCGGATGCCAGGCAGCAGATTGGCGATCCCAGGAGGATCGTTGCTACGTTAGGTTGGACATCAGCCAGGTACATGAATGCCAAGGAGTCTACACTGTTGGGCATGCTTCGCTGCAAGGCGTTGAGTGCTGCTTTTCAGTGGGTGGGCTGTCCCGTCGTGTCCGTGCTGATGCACAGGATCATTTACCTAACGCGCAATGTGGATGCCAGAAGGTTCGCAACCTCAGGAGCGGTGTCACAGTGGTGGAGGGAACGGTACCAATACGTTCTCACCCACGACGCCCCCTACGAAGAACCAAAACCGGCGACGCGCGCCCTCTTTGAGGAGCTGTACGGCATCTCTGTCGAGATGCAGCTCCGACTTGAGAGCAAGGCATCGGCTTTGGAACTGTGTGCTTTCGACATCGACCTGAACTATCCAGACCTCTGGAGGGCCGTTGATGAGCGTTACTGCACACCCTTTCCGCAGGACTGCCAGGATCCCTGGCATATTGCGAGGCAGGTCGAAGGCTTGACCGCTCGGGGACTCCCCCACAAGCACCCCATGAACATCCGAG